AATCATGAGCACGCGGGATTTGTTGAAGCGTGGGAATCTTCGATATGGAAGAGACGGGAAATCGAGGAACTATGACATACCCGTTGTTGCTCCGGTCGAATTTGCAAAGCGTGCTCCGTCATACATTTCTTCGTACGCCATCGGGGCTCTGTTGGGTGATGGAAGTTTGAGTCAGGAGAGCATGATTGGTTTCACTTCTGCCGATGAGTACGTTGTCAAGACTCTCGCTGCTGGACTGTCGGATGGATGCACGGTTCGCAAGAAAAGTCAGATTGACTATCGGTTGAATACCGGGGGTGGCGGAGGGAGGCGGCATCCGCTGAGAGTGTTTCTGCGAAAGATCGGCATGGTGCCGAGATTGTCGCACGAGAAGAGCGTGCCGAAGGAATATCTCATCGCGTCCGTTCAGGACAGGTTGATGCTCTTGCGTGGGTTGATGGACACTGACGGCTACATCATGAATTGTGGGACGAGTCAGTTCAGTTCGGCTAGTCGTCGATTGGCAGAGGATGTTGAGTTTTTGGTGAGGAGTTTGGGTGGTGTCCCGACATTTCACAGAAAGCGGTGCTACCTTGACGGGAAACGTATGAGGGATGCCTATTCGGTGACGTTTTCGTTGGCGACGTGTAATCCATTCGGTCTTCCCAGGAAAGCTGCAAAGTGGAACCGCTCGCCGAGAGATAACGGACGGTGGATAGATCGGATCGAGCCGGCAGGCGAGTCCGAGACTATATGTATAGTTGTCGATTCACCGGATCAGAGCTACGTGGCAAGGGATTTCATCGTTACACACAACACGCCGATATCGTTGGTGTGGGCGGAGAACGTCGTCCGCAAGACGGATCGCTCTGTTTTGATCTTGACTCCGCTTGCCGTTGCTCGGCAGTTCGTTCGGGAGGGTGACAAGTTCGGGATTGGTGTTCACTATGCTAGAGAAGGCGATGCGCAGAAAGGGATTAACGTCGTCAACTATCAGCGGCTCCACTACTTCGATCCGTCGGACTTCGCCGGATTGGTCTGCGACGAGTCGGGTGTTTTGAAACATCATGATGCGAAGACACGTCAAGCCGTTTCTTTGTTTTGCTCTAGGATTCCCTATCGTTTGCTGGGGACGGCTACGCCCGCACCGAACGATTTCATGGAGTTGGGAAACTCTGCCGAGGTTCTGGGGGTGATGCGGTACGCTCAGATGTTGGGTATGTTCTTCGTCAATGACGGGGAAACTTCCAGCCAATGGAGGTTGAAGGGGCACGCGAAGAAGAAGTTTTGGCAGTGGGTCTCGATCTGGGCGAGGGCGGTTCGGAAGCCTTCCGACTTGGGATTTGATGACGATGGTTTCATTCTGCCTCCATTGACAGTTCAGCACCATACCGTGGCTGCTGCAGGGCCGGAAGCGGGGGTGCTGTTCAACTTGGCGGCCCGTACGTTGAATGAACAGAGGAGAGAGAGGAGAAGAACCTTGAAACAGAGGTGTGAGAAGGTTGCCGAGGTTTGCCCTTCTGATCGCGCGTTCATCGTTTGGTGTCAGTTGAACGCCGAGGGCGACTTATTGGAGAAGTTGCTGCCGGATGCTGTGCAAGTTAAAGGGAGCGACGATAACAGGGTGAAGGAGGAGCGTTTGGATGGATTTGCAAGAGGTCAGATTCGAGTGCTCGTGACGAAGCCGAAGATCGGCGGATGGGGATTGAATCTCCAATGTTGTTCGGACGTGGCTTATTTTCCGAGCCATTCGTGGGAGGCGTGGTATCAAGCAGTTCGGCGTTGTTGGAGGTTCGGGCAGGAGAGAGAGGTGACGGTCAACGTCGTGGCGAGCGAAGCGGAACTGTTGGTGATCAAGAACATGGAGAGGAAGGAGAGGCAGTCTTCGGAATTGTACGACGGTATCATTCATGAGATGGAGGATTTTCAGTTGGGACAAAGGAAGGAAAAGGGTGAGCAGATGATGGAAATGGAGGTGCCTTCGTGGTTGTGAAGAAACAGAAGATAACTGACGAATATGCTTTGTACTGCGGGGATTGCATTGACGTGCTCCCTGAGATCGAGGGCGAATCCGTGGGGTTTTCAGTCTTCAGCCCACCGTTCGCGGATCTGTACAAGTATTCCGATGATGATCGGGACATGAGTAACTGCCGTTCGATCGAGGATTTTTTCGTTCACTTCGATTTTTTGATCGAGCAGTTGAAGCGGGTGATGATGCCAGGGAGGATCGTTGCTGTTCATTGCATGGATTTGCCGACTTTTAAGAGGGACGGGCAAGAGATCGGGATTTGGGACTTTCCCGGTGAGATCATTCGTCGTTTTCTCAAACACGGATTCGTCTATCATTGTCCCCGCATCGCGATTTGGAAAGATCCTCTGTTGGCCGCCGTCAGAACGAAGGCTATCGGGCTCGCGCACAAGCAGTTAGTAAAAGATTCTGCAATGGTGAGAGCTGGGATTCCCGATTGTATCATTGCATTTCGGAAGAATGGAATCAACCCGAAGCCGATCGAACATACTCGTTGCCCGACGGAATATCACGGTTCGAGGAAGATTCCGAAGAATCTTGACAGGTATATAGATCATGATGATATGAGGACGAACAAGCGAAGTCATTGGATTTGGCAGCAGTACGCGAGCCCGGTTTGGTTTGATATTCGGCAGACGAATGTGCTGCCGTATCGAGAGGCGAGGGACGGTGATGACGAGAAGCACATCTGTCCGCTTCAGTTGGACGTGATTGAACGCTGCATGGAGTTGTGGAGCACGAAGGGGGACGTGGTTCTTTCTCCATTCATGGGGGTCGGTTCGGAGGTATACGTCGCTGTGAAGAACGGGCGGAGGGCCATAGGAATCGAGCTGAAGGAATCTTATTGTAAACAGGCTTGGAGGAATCTTCGTTCGTTGGAAAGACGGAAAAAAACATCCTTTGGATTATGAGGATCAGCATGACTGAAGAACTCTACAAACGCCACCGTCCGCAGAATTTCAAGCAGGTGATCGGACAGGATGCTGCGGTTCGCTCTCTGGTCGAGATGGGCAAGCGGAACGCCGTGCCTCACTGCATCTTGTTCTCCGGGCCTTCGGGCGTCGGTAAAACCACGATGGCGAGAATCCTCCGTCGAAAGCTCGGCTGTGGAGACGCTGACTACAGGGAGATCAACGCGAGCGACTTCCGCGGGATCGACATGGTCCGAGAAATCAGATCGAACATGACGCTGGCCCCGATCTCGGGCAAGTGTCGAGTCTGGACGATCGACGAATGTCATCAACTGACGGCCGATGCCCAGAACGGCATCCTCAAGATATTGGAGGACACGCCGAAGCACTGCTATTTCATGCTTTCGACGACCGAACCGCACAAGTTGAAGAAGACGATCATCACCCGCTCTCACGAGTGCAAGCTCGTGGCGTTGAGTCGGAAGGATTTGAAGCGGGTGGTGTTGGACGTTTTGAAGCAGGAGGGAAAGACGGGGTTGTCGGAAGACGTGATGGAAAAGTTGGTCGACGTGGCAGAAGGGAGCGCGAGGAAGGCCCTTGTAATTTTGCATTCGATAATAGGAGTGGAGGAAGAGGAACGGCAGCTGCAGACGATCGCGGAGGGGGACTACAAGGCGAAGGCGATCGAGATCGCAAGGCTGCTGTTGAATCCCAGAGCTTCGTGGGGAGAGGTGGCGAAGGTGTTGAGTGGGCTGGACGAAGATCCGGAGCAGTTGCGGTATATGTTGTTGGCGTATTGTCGGAAGGTGCTTTTGGGCGGAGGTAAGATGACGGCTCGTGCTGCGAACATCATCGATCGGTTTCAGGACGCGTTGTTCTACAGCAAGCAGGCCGGTTTTGCTTTGGCTTGTTATGACATCGTGAAGGGAGAAGAGTAAGGAGGTTGAATTGTTATGAAGAATTGGTTGTTTGTGCTTGCAGGCTTTACGTTCATTGCTTCGTTGGTTGAAGGCGTTACTGGGGCTGTATTTGAACGTCACGGTGATCACGTTCGGGCGACAAAATGGTATGCTTGTTCTGCAAGTACGGGGACTCAAGCGGTATTTTGGTTGCTGGTGAGTCAAATCATGGGAGGGAATTGAGATGAGTTGGGAAGAAAATGGTTCTTGTTTAGATATCGATGAGTTTAATCTCGATCAAGCATGGGTAAAACAGCCGAGACTGTATTTCACGTGGGCCAAAAAGGCTGCGGATGCCCGCCGAGACATGGACCAGCTCAAGGCTGATTTGGAGGTGACTCGGGCGGAGATAGATTCCGATGTTCGCCGAGATCCTAATAGTTTCGGTATCGAGACCAAGATCACGGAGAAGGTGGTGGAAGCCGTCGTTGCTCAAGACGTTCGTTGCGTTGGTGTTCTCAAACGGATGAGGGAAGCAAAGCACCGTTTCGACGTCGTTTCGGCCGTGGTCGCATCGTTAGACCAGCGGAAGAGTGCTTTGGAGCAGCTCGTGCGATTGCGTTTGGCTGATTACTACAGCGAGCCGAGGGCTCCGAAGGACAAGCGGGAGGAGATGGAAGAAGTGGTGAAGCGGGAGACGCGGCGGAGGGGAAGAATCGGGAGAGACGAAGATGGGTAACGTTGTTTTGATCGTTTTGGTGGTCGTGGTGTGCTTTCCGTTTATGGTATACATGAGCGTGAAGCTTGGCACCTGTGCTTATTTTCAAGGTAAGGCTCTGTTTGAAAGGGAAAGTGAAGATGGGAAGAAGTAGAAAGGCAAAGGGCAGAAACTATTCGTCGGCCAAGCGGAGGGCCGAGACACACAAGGGCGGATGGGAGCAGACGACGTTGAACGTCGGGACTGACATCAAGTTTTTCACGCTGGATCGTGAAGGCATTCGGAAGATTGACATCTTGCCGTATCAGACGAAGGCGAGCACTTCGTACGTTGAGTCGGGGGAACTGCACTACGAACGGACCTTTTGGATTCATCGCAGCGTGGGAGCAAACAACGATGCATACGTTTGTCTGGCGAAGACGATGAACAAGCCGTGTCCGATCTGCGAGCACCGCAGAGGGTTGATGAAAGATCCGGACGCGGACGAGAACGTGATCAAGGAGATGGCCCCGAAGGAACGACAGCTTTGGAACGTGATCGACCGCGACGAGCCGGACAAGGGGGTACAGCTTTGGGATATTTCGTATCATTTGTTCGGGAAGCTGCTGGACAAAGAGATTCGCAACAGCGACGAGGACGATGAGTTTGACACGTTCTTCCATTTGGAGGACGGCAAGGTATTGAAGCTCGGGATCGGTGAACGCAGCTTTGCCGGTCGGTCGTTTTACGAGGTCGAGACGATCGGCTTCAAGAATCGTCCGGAACCTTACGACGATGATGTGTTGGAGAAGGTTCATTGCTTGGACGACTGCTTGCTGGTGTTGGAGTACGACAAGCTTAAGGCAATTTTTCTCCAGACCGAGTCTGTCGGTGGGGACGAAGAAAAGCCCGCTCCCCCGTCCGAAGAGAAGAAACCTCGAAGGGAGAAATCAGAGAAGAAGGAAGTGAAATCGGAGCGGCGGGAGTATTCCGCCGGAGACACCGTCTTTTATCAGGGAGGGCCGTGCGAGGTGTTGAAGGTGTCTGGTGATGGAACGAGTCTGATGCTCGAAGACCTGGACGGAGAGATTCATCGGGCGATCGGTCACGACGATCTCGACGACGAGAAGGTCGAGAAGGCAAAGCCTCCGAAGAAAAGCAAATCGTCCAAGCCGAAGGAATCCGTCGAGGACGAAGTGGAATCGTCTCAACCAGAAACTACGGAAGCTGTGGCCGACGATGACGATTGGGATGATTGGGAGTAGCCCCCCAAAATAGGGGATAAAGCCCCCAGGATCGATTCTAAGGGTGGGTCGCGTCTAAGGTCTAAACATACTGACCCCCTCCCGATCGGCGATCCTGGGGGCAGCCAGGGGGATACAACGGGGGTTCTGCAAGGGAGGAAGGGGAACGGTGGAAAGCGTCGACGAGATGAAGAAAATGCTCCGACGAGAAAAGAAGCAACAGCCTCCGAAATTGTTGCTCGGCAGCGGTTCGACGCTGGTCAACTTGGCGTGCAGCGGGGGCATCGAGGGGGCCTTCCTCGCTGGGCACTATTATTTCGTCGTCGGCGACTCGATGAGCGGGAAGACGTGGCTTGGGTTGAGCTGTTTCGCCGAAGCGTCGATCGACTCAAAGTGGGACGACTATCGATTCATCTACGATCCGACTGAGGGAGGGGCTTTGATGGATTTGGAGAAGTTCTTCGGTCAGAGGGTTGCAGAGCGAATCGAGATACTCGACCCGCCGAGCGGGCCGGTGGAGGAGTTCTATTTCAACGTCCATGATCAGTTGGAGAAGAAAAAGCCGTTTCTCTACGTGCTCGACAGTCAAGATTCGTTGAGCAGCGTTGCCGAGCGTGAGAAGTTTGACGAGGTGAAGAAAGCTCATCGGGCGGGGAAGGACGTGGCTGGGAGCTATGGCGACGGCAAGGCCAAGGTACATTCTGCCAACGTGCGGAAGTTGATGGGGCCGTTGATGAAGTCGGGATCGATCTTGATCGTGCTGAATCAGACGCGGGACAGCTTCGATGCTTTCAAGCCCATGGCGTATTCCGGTGGTCGTGCTTTAAAATTCTATGCAACTTTGCAGCTCTGGAACAAGGTGAAGGGAAGGATAAAAAAGAGCGTGCGTGGGAAACAACGACAGATCGGTGTCTTGGTGAAGGTTTCGGTGAAGAAGAATCGTATGACGGGTCGGGAGCGGACCGTTGAGGTGCCGATTCTTCACAGCTACGGAATCGACGATGTCGGTTCATGCATTGACTACTTGGTCGACGAGAAGGAATGGAGCACAGAGGGTAAGGGAATGATCGAAGCGTCGGGGCTCGGGCCGGTGTTCAAGGGTCGTCGAGACACTGTGATTGCGAAGATCGAGCAGGAGGGCATGGTCGATGATTTGAAGATGTTGGTT